TCATGCCTCCCCCATATTATAGCCCGAACTCCCGGTAGGTAAAATCCCGCGCAGAGGACTAAAACCCTCATGCGCCTGCTGTGCCTTGCCCAACGCAACCCAATTGTAATTCGCCGTCGTTCGCGGATCACCATGTCCGGCAAGCTGCTGCACCGTCGCCAACGGCGCGCCACTCTCCAAACTATACGTCACAAAACTATGTCGCGCCCGATGCGGTGAAATCTTCACACCCGTTTCCGTCCCGCGACGCTTTGCGATTTTATACATGCCATCCGGCGTCAAACGCCCACCCTCCTCATTCGTAAAAAACGCCGCGCAGTCATCCGCCACGCGTCGCACTCTCAAATACTCACGCAGCGCGTCCGCCGTCCCATGTGTAAAAACCGAAAAACGTTCCTGGTCCCACTTGCCCGAGCGCACATGCACAATGCACGCATCCAAATTCACATCGTCCAAATCCAAAGCACACAGCTCTGCAAGTCGCAGACCACTATCAAACATCAACCGCAGCAACCCGACATCACGCACAATCAATCCATTATCCCGCCACAACGACGTATCAAACAACCGTGCAATATCTGCTTTCGCCACAACCTTCGGAAGCCGCCGACCCGCCTTGGGCACCTCGACATCCATTGCAACATTCTCACGCGCGTAACCACGTTTCGCGCACCAGCCAAAAAACTGACGCAAAAACAGCACCCGCTTCTTCACCGTCACCGGAGAAAGTTTTCGCCCGCCGCCCCGCTGCAAGTTCTCACGCTGCCGCATCTCGCCCACATAACTTTCCAACAGCAGCGCCGTCACACCCTGCACATGCTCCACACCATGCCCGAACAACCACTCCATGAGCAAGTGCAGTTGTGACCAATATCCATCCACCGATTCCGCCCGCAAGCCCTTACGAAAACTCTCATCCAAATACGCGCTCACCGCGTCAGCCAGCAACAATGTAAACCTCCAGAGATGCAAACGCTCAGAAATAAAAAAAGCGGCTGCATCGCACACGCATACAAATGCGCGCACGTCTCAACCGTCACGGGGGACCGTCCACGTCACGCCGCCCTCTCCAAAAGCAACGTGACCGTCACGGTCCCCATTATACACAACACACAACTATGCTTTCCATTCACTGCCTACACAACGGACACGACATCTGCAATCTCTGGCCCCTTTGCGATTGCGACTGTCATCCCGAAAAAAAACTAGAGCAAGACATTCTCAGCGGAAAAATCACCGCCCAGCAAGTCTACGACCGCATGGAACATCGCATCTACTGCCGTTCCTACGCTGAACTCCGCAACACACAGCGCCGAGCAGAATATCGCAGAAAACGCGCGCAATGCACCTTCCCCGGATGCACCAAAACCTACGTCGTCGGCGGCAAACCAGTCCGATACAAAATGTGCATCGGACACGCACGCGCAATGAGTCAACAAAAGCGGCGTCAACTCATCTCTAGCGGAAAACTCGGCACAAGGTAGCAAACCATGCCTACCCTTCTCGATGACGCAATGACCTACGTCGAAAAGGGGTGGGCGGTCCTTCCACTTCACGCACCCGTCCAAAAAAAATATTGCACCTGCGGACGCGACTGTGGCAAAAACATCGGCAAACATCCGCGCACCCCGCGCGGCGTACAAGACGCCACCCGCGAACCCGGCGTCATCCAACTTTGGTTCGCCGACATGTGGCAAAACGCCAACCTCGGCATCGCCACCGGCAGCGCATCCAAATTCTTTGCCCTCGACATAGACCCACGCAACGGCGGCAGCGAATCCCTCGCCGAACTCGTGCACAGTCACAGCAAAATACCCGACACCGTGCAGACCATCACCGGCAGCGGCGGACAACACCTCTGGTTTCAAATGCCCGAATGGAACGTCCGCAACATCACCCTTGCCCCCGGCATCAACATACGCGGCGACGGCGGCTACATCGTCGTCCCACACAGCTTGCACGTTTCCGGCAGTCACTACGAATTCGACCTCTTCAGCCATCCCGACCGCGTGCCCATTGCGCCCGCGCCCGATTGGTTACTCAAGCTACTCTACGAACGCGCACACAGCGGACGTAGTTTGTCCGACGAATTCACACTCGACAAAATTCCACGCACCCTGCCCCGCAGCGCGTGGCACATCCTAAAAGGCACAAGCCGCCGGCATTACGAAACACGGTCGGAAGCCGAACAAGCCGCCATCACTGCCATGGTCAACGCCGGATTCACACTCGACGCCATCCGCGACGCATTCGAACAATACGCTCACGACGGCACACACTATCGCCACGAAATAAAAAATCGCGGACGCGTCCAAGCCGAACACTGGCTCAAACATTCCTACCAAAACGCCGTCGCCTTCGTCCAACACAACACCACGCCCGAAGCGCGCGCCGCAGAAGAAAGAGCAGCCAAACGCAGAGCATGGGCACTCTCCACACCATGGGAAGGACGCTCAGGACCGACACAACTCAAAGTCGCCCTCGCGCACATCTCCATCGTCGAAACATCCAAACGCGTCGAATACCACGCCGACGAACTCACGCTCGCACGCCAAGCCGGATGCACACGCAAAGCCGTTCACAACGCCAACAAAGCGCTCGTGCAAAAAAAATTCATCCGCGTCGTCATTCCCTACAACCCGCACAAACCATCGCTCGCGACGCGTTACGAATTACTTGACCTCTTGCCCATGTTCGATGTGGGGACAAATCAAGCCACAGCCGGCGGACCGTCAAGCCCCAACGCCACCATCGCCACAACCCACGACGCATTCCGCGGACGCGCCGCCATGGCACAAATCTTTACACTCATTCAGCAGCAGCCGCGCACATTGCCAGACCTAATCAAACAATCCGGGCGCAATCGCGCCACCGTCTGGCGCGTCCTCAAACAACTCGCCGACATCAACGCCATACGTACCGAATGCTCGCCGCAGCATTCCGTCACCTATCACGCGCTCGACATCAACTTGGAGCAAATCGCACAACAATTCGGCACCGACATCACCGGCGACCGCTACCGCCAAAAAATCGAACAACAACGCGCCGAACGCAGAAAGCGTCTCGCACGCGAGAAAGGAAAAACAACATGAACCAATTTAACCAACACATCGCCGAACACCACTGCGCCGACTATGAAGTCTGCCCACAATGCCAACCCACCGACTGGAGCGAATTCTGGCGCGACCTGCTCGCCGTGCTCAACGCCGTCACCGTCTACATTCACCCCCCCCTCCAAGACAAAATCAATCGTCTCGTCGCCGCCCCCATCTTCGACAACGAACGCGCCGCCCAAGTCCTCGCGCACTACGAAACCCAAATCGAAGAACTCTTGCGCGACGACCTCGACATGAGTCCATTCCACGACGACGTGCACGCGCTCATGCTCGAATGCTTGCAGACCCTGCGCGGCGAACGCGTTGACGACATTTCGAGCGTCCCGGCAACCGAAATCCTGTATCCAACACGCACACAAAAAATAACGAAAAAGCGCCAATCCAAGACAGCACGGACAAAGATACCACAGCGCCAAACCAACGCGTCTCAGCCCGCGTAGACGGTCTTTGTCACCAACTACGCACCAACTTTTCAGAGGATTTCATGAAACGCACAACCCGCCATCAAAACGCTCCGGTACAACCCGCCAACATCACCGCCGCCAGACAGCAAATCAGCAGCGTCATCACCCGCGCCTTCGCATCCCACACCGATCCAAACGCTGCCTACGCCGACCCCAACGCACTCACCCGCGCGTTACACGACATCATAGACAGCCACTTTGCCCCCCCCTCTCCGTCACGAAAATTTTCGCCCGACCAAATCGCCGACGAAATCATTGACCGCATCGCGCTCGTCGAAAGACCCATCACCCGCCAGCGCGTACGCGCCATGCAGCGCCGCGTCAAAAAACATCTCAATTGGTCCGCCCGCGAAATGGCAGACTATCTCGGCTGCGACCGTTCGACCCTCAAAAAAATCCAGTCCGGCGCACGCACCCCATCCGAAAAATTCATCCGCCACTTTCGCTACCTCGAAAAATTCATCGCCGGCTATCTCATTCAGCAGCGCGAGCGCGACCGCGAAATCATCAAACTCCAAGCCGCGTTCCCCCTGCCCGCTCGCATCACCATCCGGCGCAAACCCATTCAATGCCAACGCTGCAAAAACTATTTCGAGCCAGCGCGCAACGGACAAAAATTCTGCGGCTGCAAAACCATCAAAGGAAAATAAATCGGACTCGCGCTCACCATCGCGCCACTCATGCAACACCGGAGAAAAAAATGAACTGCGCCAACTGCCACAAACCCACCAACATCGCCACCGGCTACGCCCTGCCCATCATCGTCCGCAGCACCAACACCGTCCCCCAACAACTCTACGCGTGCAGCAAAGAATGCCGGGACGAATGGAATACCGCACGCCGTCAAGTGCTAGAAATTCAAAAAGAGGTGAAAACATCCGCGAGCAACCAAACCAACTAACCCATCGCACGTCACAAACACAAAACCATCGGACAAAAAACGTCCGTCACTCTCTGGAGGAAAATTCAATGAACGAAAACACCAACACCAACCACGGCTTCACCGCCATCGTCGTCGCCATCTGCACCATCTTCGGCGGACTCCAATGGCTCTTTCTCGAACAACTCCACATCACCGGCATGTTCGAATCCTGGGTCATCCGCGCCGCCCTCATGCTCTCCGTCGTCCTCACCGGCGTCATGATCCACTTCAAGTTCGGACGCCCCAACACCATCGGACAAGACGTTGCCCTCTGGCTCGGTCTCGGCATCGAGATGATCATCATGGCCTTCACCTTCGTCACCGTCGTCCACCCGGACGTAATCATCGGCACCGACATCGAACAATTCGCCAAATTCATCAGCGGCATGAACGCCATCACCACCGTTTTCGTCCTGATTGTCTACCTTGCCCTCGACGTACACGCCAAAAACGCCCACATCGTCCACAACCAACGCGTCGGACTCGTCAACACCATGTACATGCAAGCCCTCAACTCACCCGAAATACACGGACTCGTTCGCGAACAAGCCCGCACCGACGTCGTCAACCAACTCGCCAACGACATGCGCGTGCCCGCCTATCAGCTCCACAATCTCCTACCCTCCATGAACGGCAAAAACGGCAGCAACGGAAACAACAGCCACCACAACGACAACATGCGCACCAACTACCAGACCGCGCCCGCGCTGCCACAAATCCAGAAACGCAGCGAATGGACACTCACCATTCCCGAATGCCGCACCATCCTGCGCGAAGTCGCCACCAAAAACAAACAAACCTACGTCGAATACTTTAACAGCCAAATCCACGCCGGCGTCGAGACCCAAACCGCCTTCAAACAAACCCTCGACCTCATGCAAACCAACGGAGACTACAACACCGACCCAAAAAACTAACCACGTCGGCGACCAAACGGCGCGCCACCATCCGCTATTGCAGCGAATGCGGCAACACCATGCACATCACCCACGCCAAGCGCCAAACCTGCTCCGACGCCTGCCGCAAAGCAAGGTCCCGACGCCTCCACGAGTCACGACCCACAGGCAATCGTGACAAAAAAAGGGCTTACATCAGTGCTGATGCAAACCCCGCGCAAAACCGCCCTCCGCAAGGAAAGTTAAGCGCAAAAACATTATAAACGAAAGGAGCCACAAAACAAGAGCCGCGAGATTCAATCTCGCGGCTTTACCATTCGCGGCGACAACAACGCCTCCACCTCCGCCCGACTCACCCGCACGCGCGATCCCCCGCGTCCCGTCCCAAACGGCAGCACAAATTTCCGCAACTTACCCGCCGCCGCCAAACGGTCAACCATCCGCGGCGAATTCAGCCCCAACAGTTTCGCCGCTTCCTGCCGCGTAATCAAATCCGTCGGAATTTTCCAAGCGACGTTTTTTATCGCCCCTTTCGCGGTTTTCGCCCCTTTTGTGGATTTCGCGTTCACAATACCTCCATTGTCCCTACTTATCCCCACTATACCGCAGTTTCTCCACAGATTCAAGGACCAAAACAGATTTTTTCAAAAACCTGAGGTGGAGTATTGGTGGTGACTCCGACGCGGTTAGTTTTCAACGCGGAGCATCACACTCTTGCGACAAAGCGATGACAAAAGCCCACTAGGCAGCCCAAACATCCCCTGTGCGCCAAGCATCCGCGACACCCCGAACAACCGCCGCGCTGTGTGTCTCGGCGCGACTGAGGAACGGCGTAAAGCGCCGTGATGCGTCCTCGCACATTGATAGGCAGCGGCGGAGTGAAAGCGCCCCATATTCCCCGTACGCTGCTGTCCAACGGCGTAAAGCGCCGCACCAACGTCGAACACGATTCGCGCAATGCGTCCTGTCCTGCTCTTAACGCGACTGGTGGACACGATTCACGCCCGGTCGCTCAAGGCTGTTCGCTCGCAACGTCCCATATCACGGCACGCATTATCTGTTGCAACGCGCCATCTCATCACTCGCTGTAAAACAGCGTGGCATCCTCGTACGCGTTCCATCTACCCATCTCGTGCCGTTCGCGCCATCGTCACGATTCGCGTTCACGCCGCAACAACGCGGAGGGTGCTCGCAGTAGGCTTCCCTGGCTCCAAAAAAAAATAAAAACCAACCCGCGCTTTAGTGGAGGTTGTCTTTCGTCGGCGTCCGGCGTTTCGTTCCTCTTCGTTTCCGCGCGCCGTTTGGGGCTTTCGCCGGCGCCCCGGTGCGCTCGCTCCCGCCCCAGCTTGTTTTTCCCTTTGGGGCTTTGCTCTTCGCCGCGGTGTTTACCGCGGTGTGCGGTCCGTCCCCAGCTTGCTTTGGGGCTTTCGCCGGCGCACCGGTGCGCTCGCTCCCGCCCCAGCTTGTTTTTCCCTTTGGGGTCTGTTTTCTTTTTCCCTCTTGACATCCGTCCCCATTTCAGTTATACTCTAGTTGTCTTTAGTTGTCCTTTGTTGCGCGGCGGTGTGCCGCGCGGGTCTCTCTGGTTCCCGTGAGGTGTCTTATGTCCGCTTCCCTGTGGTTAGCTCCCGCTGTCCCGTCTTCCGTTCCTTCCGGGTGGGTTGCTCCGTCGCCCGTTTCCCTCCCGTCCGTTTCGTCAGTCCGCTCGTCCGGTGTGGCGTCGTTTTTCCTTCGCCCGTCTCGCCGCTCGCCGTCCGGGTTCGTCGCGTCCTGCGCTGCGCCCGCGTTCGGTCCCGTGCTCGGTTCGCCCGTTGTCCCGTCGTCGTTCGCTGCGGTTTCGTTCTTCGCGCGCTGGTGGGCTGCCCGCTTGCCGTCCCGGTGCGGTGGCGTCGTCGTTCGCCGCGGCTGCTTCTCGCTTCCGGTGGAGGTGTAGCCGTGCTTTCTTCTTTTTCTCGTGTGGCGGTGTTGGGTTCGCGGTCGCTGCCGGCGCGTTTTGCGCCGGCGGTTTCCGCCGTTGCCGCTGCTGTTGCGCCCGGTGCGCTCGCGTCCTGCTGCGCGTCCGGTGCTTGCGCGTTCGCCCGGTCCGCCGTGCCGTCTTGCCGCGTTTTTTCCGTCGCCGCGTTCCCCGGTCTCCCGCCCGTCGCCGCCTTGCGCGCGCGTTCGTCCGCCTGCGTGCGCTGGGTTGCCGCTTCGGGTTCGGGCGCAGTTGTGGTTTTTCTCGCGTCGCCCGGGTCCGTCGGCTCTCTCGCCGAGCTGCGCGAGGCGGCTGGTCTCGGCGTTGTGTGCTTTGCGTTCGCGTGCGGCTTTTCGCCGGCCCTGCTGCCGCCGCTCGGCGCTGGCTCGTGGGTCGCCATCGTGGGGGGGGGGGTTCTTGCCGGCGCGTTTCGCTGGGTCCCGTCCGCCGAACAGCCCGCGCTCTTTTAGTTTTAGTACCAAAACAAAAAGCCCCACACGTGGTCAGACGTGCAGGGCACATTCACAGCATCGTAGGAGGATGCCATGAACAACATCATTTTATCCGCGCCGCTTCAAACCGCCAAGCCGGTCATCGTGCGCACGCAAGACACTTTCATCATTCAAGCCGCATTAGAGATTGCAGAAAAACACGCCACGTGGGCAGCCAAGCCGCAGAACGCGCGCCGCATCGAAAAAGCCAAAGACCTTGTTCTTTCCGGTCACGTGCAGCGCACCGCGCGCACCGGCGTATTCACCGTCCACAGCCAAAGCGTTGATGCTACCTACACCGTCCACGTCGCCGAGCGCATCTGCGATTGCCCCGACCACGTCCGCGAGTGCAAACACTGGATTGCTGTATTGATTGCACTCCGCGCCGTCGAGTTAGAACTCGAATATCGCGACTGGAGCGCCGCATTCGAAAAATACTGGATCGCTCGCGGCGTCGTCCCCGAAGCCGAAGCATTGCAGGTGTTCACACGAGGTGCAAAATGAAAAAGCAAATCCGGTTCAAAGTCATTCAGAAATGCGAACGCTGCATGGGTTACGGCGTCATTGATTGGCAGCGCTGCGCCAAGTGCAACACACACATTGCACCGGGAGAAGTAGGCACCGACACCTTGCCATGTGGTCACTCCGTCCGCAACTACATCGAAGAAAAAGAATGCGGCGCCTGTGACGGCATCGGCGAAATCGAAATCGAAATCACTTTGGAAGAACTGCGCGAACTACTCCAATAAAATTCATTGGGGCATCACGTGCCGGCAGGGCGCCGCCCGTGACGCCCCAATGCCCAAATCACCCAAGAGGAGAAATTCCCATGCAACGCATCACCTTCAACGGACAAGAACTCTACGAACGCCGGTTCAACACCGGAACCGACCTTGCCGGCAAACCCCACAACGTCACCATCGCCAAGATTGACAAAGCCGAAGTACGCCCGAACGGACAGCCCGAAACCAAGCCCATCATCGAATTCAAAGAAGCCAAACGCCCCTTCATCCTCAACATCGAATTCGCCGAATCCATCGCCGCCGCGCTCGGCGAATACGAAGTCACAAACTGGATCGGCAAACGCATCACCATCTACCCTGTCCCGGTCAAAGGCAAGGGCGATACGATTCTCGCGCGCAAAATCGAAACTAAACCGCAGACCAAAATCAACGACTAAAAAAAACTTGGGGCATCACGAGCGGCGCGCTGCGCGCACGTAATGCCCCAAGCAAATCACCGGGAGAACTCAAAATGCCAAAACAAAAAACCACACAAACGCCCGACACCGCATCGCTCTTCGCCGCCATCGCCCAAAATCTCGCCGACGCCCAGCGCCACCTCGACGACATCAACGCCACCCTCACCGCACTCGCCATCGCCGGCATCTACCCATCCGTCCCAACCGAACGTTGGAAAGACGACAAATACCTCTACATCTGCTTCGGCAGCGGCGCCAACACCCACGGTCTCACGCTTGACGCCAAAGGCAGAATCTACATCGGCAGCGACCAACGCGCCATCAACGACGCCCGCTTCAAAATCGCCAACACCATCCGCCACAAGGAACTCAGCCGCGTCGCCCAATCGCTCGACGCCTGGATTCAAGAGCAGCAGCACGAAATCCAACACCTCGCCCGCCAGAGCAGCCAATATCCCCGCGCCAAACTCTAATTGGGGCAGCCGCAGCCGGCAGCCGCCCGCACCGGGAGCCCCAACGCCGCGACAGAATCGTCGCGGCGTTCTCCATTTTGGGGCGCTCGAACCCGCGAAAACGGACCGCCGTCACCCCCAATCCTTTCGCGGCGTTCGCGCTTTTTCGCGGTTTCGCGCTCCAAAGCCCCCTTCCCACCATGTCGCGTCAGGGTACAACTCCCTCACGCGTGTCTTTCCTTGTGAGTTGTACCCCTACGCAACATCTTTCCATCCCAAACATTACGCGGCAAAAAGCCCCTTCCCCTGCGGCAGCCTCCCCTTCCGAATTCCGCCTTCCGCTTTTCGCCTAATTTGCCCTCCGCGTTCGTTTAGATATAAACTATTTCCCGACCCCAACGCACAAGCCCCCCGCGCGTCCGCCCGCCGCGCACCTTGTGCCGTGGGGCAACATTTCTCTCTCCTCCCGTGCAGTCGTCCTCCAGCGGCTGCACGTGGAGAGAAAGCCGAGGTTCCATGTCTCAGCCGTTCGCCGCCCTGCTGCAATCTCGCAAATTCTTGCTCGCCGTGCTCGACGCCGTCGTCACCCTCACACTCTATTTCGTCGGACAATACGCGCCTGCCGTCCTGCCCGATGCAAAATTCCTCATCGTCACACTCCAGCCCGTCATCCTCATTGTCATAGGTGCCTATGCCTACGAAGACGCCCAAATCAAAAGCGCACTCGCCGCGGTCGACCGCCAATTCCAACTCAACTCCAACGCCCACGAAACGAGCCAAACGCGCGACACGCTCGCGCGGCGCACAACCGGGTAACACCAATGCACTCCAGCACGGATTCTATTCCGAGCGCGTCGCCGACACAGGCAGCGACACCATCACCGCTGACGCCGACCTCTCCGGCGAAATCAAAACCCTCCGCCGCGTCATCAACCGCGTCGCCACACTGATCGAACAAAACAGCATCACCGCCGACGACGGACCGCTCAACCTAGACCGCATCATGTCACTCTTGAACACCCTTGGCGCAGCGCAAATTCGCGTTGCATCCCTGCTCAAATCCCAAAAAATTCTCGCAGGCAAAAGCGGCAATCTGGAGACCTTGCTGCAACAAGCCATCAGCGACGTACTGGAGGAAAACAATGCGCCAACATGACAATGCTGCAAACCCTCAAAGCAATTTTGCGCGACCCGGTTCTCTTCATCCGCCACGGCAGTGGAATTCGCCTGCGCAGTTACCAAATCGAACCCGCCCGCGCCATCGTAAACAGCGTCATGCGCAACCTCGGCCTAACGATTGTAATCATCATGGCACGGCAGGCAGGCAAGAACGAACTGCAAGCGCAGATCGAGACCTATCTACTCACACTACTTTCCCAGCGCAACGCCGAAATCGTCAAAGCGTCGCCCACATGGAAGCCCCAGAGTTTAACCAGCATACGGCGCTTACGTCGAACCCTCGAGCAGAATCTTTTCACCAAAGCGCTCGCGTGGCGGCCCGAGTCTGGCTACATCTTTCGCGTCGGCAGCGCGCGAATCTACTTTTTGAGTGCAGCCGAAAACACTAACATCGTCGGACACACCGCCAGCACCCTGCTCGAAGTGGACGAAGCACAGGACGTTTCGCCCGCCAAATTCGACAAAGACCTAGCACCAATGGCAGCCAGCACCAACGCGACAACGGTCCTCTGGGGGACCGTCTGGACATCCAACACCCTACTCGCACGCGAGCAGCAAGCCGCGCTCGACGCCGAGAAAAAAGACCACATCCGCCGCGTCTTCCTGTACGACGCCAACGCCGTCGCCGCCGAAGTGCCCGCCTACAAAAAATTCGTCGAAAAACAAATTCAAAAATTAGGTCGTCAACACCCCCTGGTCAAAACTCAATTTTTCCTCGAAACCATAGACGAACAAGGCGGCATGTTCCCCGAATGGCGACGCCTCTTGATGCAAGGCGACCATGCCCCGCGCAAAGACCCCCTCCAAGGAAAAATCTACTGCGCGCTGCTCGACGTCGCCGGACAAGACGAAGCCGAATACTCGCTCGGCGACAACACCACCAACGAAAAACGCGATTCCACCATCCTCACCATCGTCGAAGTAGACACCTCCACCATCGCCGACCTCGAAGCCCCAACCTATCGCGTTCAGCAGCGCTTCACCTGGATCGGGACCCGTCACACCCTCATTTACGCACAGCTGCGCGCCATCCTCGAGCATTGGCACATCACCTATCTCGTCGCCGATGCCACCGGCGTAGGTGCAGGTCTCGTCAGTTTTCTCGACAAAATTTTTCCCGGCAGGGTCATTCCATTCACCTTCAACAGCGCAACCAAATCCGCGCTCGGCTACGGCTTTCTCGCCGTCACCGACACCGGACGCTTTCGCGATTACGTTGCCGACCACATCGCCGACCCCGCGCACCAATTCCAAAAACAACTATCCTTCGTCCAATACAAAATTCTCGGCGGACCTGCCAAACAAATGCAGTGGGGCGTCCCCGACGGCACGCGCGACCCATCCACCGGCGAACTCATGCACGACGACCTCGTCCTCAGCGCCGCACTCTGTTCCGTTCTAGACAAACAAATTTTCCCCACCGGCGAAGGCGCACTGATCATCCAAGCCCGCGATCCCCTCGCCGACATGGACAAAGAAAGGCACTAATCATGACAGAAACCAACACGCCCGAATTTCGCGAATGGGCAATCTTGGAATTGATGGGACACATCAAACTCGCAGGCATCGTCACCGAATGCGAAATGTTTGGCGCAAAACTTGGCAGAATTGAAATCCCGATTGACCAAGCTACTTTTGTGACCCAATTTTTTGGCGGGGGCAGCGTCTACCGGCTCACCCCAACGACCGAGCAAATCGCTCGCGCCGTTGCAATCTCAAATCAACCTCAACCGGTGCACAGGTGGGAGTTGAATCAACCTGCGCTGCCTTCGCCCCACGAAAACGACAACGAGGAAGCCGAATACGATGAGTGAAAATTTTTTCTCGCGCAGCGTTGCCCGTTTGCAATCGCTCACCCGTTCAGCCCTCGGCATTCAGCATTCAGCATTCAGCATTCCTGCCCGGGACGATCCACGCGACCGCCAATGGTCAAGCGGCGGCACATATCCACGCGACCGCTACACCTACAACCGCGAAGAAATCCTGCGCGACATCCTTGTTGCATGGCGTGACAACCCGCTGCTCCGCCGCATCGTCGCACTCAACACCGACTTTATCGTCGGCAGCAGCATCACCGTCGAATCCCCAGACCCACACGTCGCCAAATTCCTCCACGCCTGGTGGAATGACGACCTCAACCACATGCCCACCCGCATTTTCGAGTGGTCCGACGAAATCACCCGCAGCGGCGAACTCTTTCCCGTCCTCTCCACCGACGCCGCAGGCATGACCTACATCCGCGCCTATCCCGCCAGCGAAATCACCGAAATCCATCACAAACCAAACGACGTCGAGCAAGAAACCGGTTACACCCAAAAGCCCGAAGACGCCTCACTCGAAGAACGCACCTGGACCGCGTACGACCATCGCACCGACACCCGCAACCCAGACGGCACATTCACAGACGTCATGCTCCATTTCGCCATCAATCGCCCCGTCGGCGCCACACGCGGCGAATCCGACCTCGCCCCCATCGTCCGCTGGATCAACCGCTACAGCGCATGGCTTGAAGACCGCGTCCGGCTCAATCGCTTCCGCCAATCCTTTCTCTACGTCGTCTACGGCAAATTCAAAGACGCCGCCCAGCGCATCGCCCGCCAAGCCGAATTAAACGCCAATCCGCCCAGTCCCGGCAGCATCCTCGTCGCCGACATGGACCAAGAAAAATGGGACGTCATTCACCCCAAGCTCGATTCCTTTGAAGCCGAGCGCGACGGACTCACCATCAAAAAACTCATCGCCTCCGGTGCAGGACTCCCCATCCATTTCCTCGCCGAACCCGAGAGCAGCACACGCACGACCGCCGAACAAGCCGACGACCCCACACACCGCCATTTCGACCGCCGCCAATTCTTCTTCGGCGAATTCCTAGTCCGCATCGCACGCATCGCGCTGCGCCGTCGCGCCATGGTAGACCGCACGCTCGACCCCAACGCCGAAATCACCATCAAACTCCCCGACATCTTCGAGCGCGACAATTCCGACCTTGCCACCGCCGCCGAAAAAATCATCAACGCGTTCGCCAAACTCCACGACCGTGGACTCATTGACGACGCCGAACTCGTACGCCTCGCCTACCGCTTTGCAGGCGAACTCGTGGACGTTCAAGACATCCTCGCGAACGCCCGCAAACAAAAAAATGAGGCACCAGCGAACGCCCCGGCAGGGACCGCTACGCCCCAATCCTAATTCGCAATCATTCACGGAGGTTTTCCCATGACCAACTCAAACGACGAGCAGCGCGACATCTTTAGCATCGAACCAAGCGTCAACGCACGCGGCGAATTCGAAATCATCGCCATTACCGAAGGCAAAGCCATCGGTAAACGCTGGAACTTTTCCGCCGACGTACTCCAGCGATCCGTCCCCCTCTGGGAAAACGCCAGCACCTTTATTGACCATGAGAACGGACGCGACCCCGCCTTCAGCATGTCCCGCTCCCTGCTCAACCTCGGCGGCATTTGCCATTCCGCCGCGTGGAACGCCGACAAACGCGGCGTCCAACTCTCACTAAAACCGTTCGGACCAAGCGCATCCATGCTCACCGAACTCGGTCAAGCCATGCTCGCCGACGGACCCAAACCGCCCATCGGTTTTTCCGCCGTCATCTGGTTTTCATCCAACGGCGACAACGTCGCCGAAATCACGCGCGTCGAAGCACTCGACTGCGTGTACAACCCATCGCGCGGAGGCGAATTCCTTCGCAAATTTTCCCAATACGCGGCACGAACGCCGCAAGGAGGCACCATGCCCGATTCCACCATACAGACGCAAAATCTTGCGTCTCCATCCGCGCCTGCGGCAACCCCACCGGCAACACCAACCGAAAATGCCGACGTCGCCGCCATGCGCCAATTCCTGCAAGTGCAGCAAGAACAGCAGCAACTCGCTGCCGAAGCCGAAGCCGCCCGACAAGTGCGCGCCCAAATGTGCGCCTACCTCCTCGACGCCGGACTCGCCGCCTCGCGCTTGCCCGCACCCATGCAAGACCATCTCCGCACGCAATTCGCTGGACGCGCGTTCGAACCCGCCGAACTCAACACCGCCATCGAAAACGCCCGCAAGCTCGTTTCCGACCTCACCGCGCCCGGCACCATCGCCGGCCCACGCGCCCACATCAGCGCCATGTTCAATTCCGACGACCAACTCCAAGCCGCCGTCGAAGACCTATTCGGCGTCGAGCGCAGCGACCACCTCAAAAACGTCAAACCCCACCGTCTCAGCGGCATCCGCGAACTCTATCTCGGACTCACCGGCGACCTCGATTTCTACGGCGGCTACGACGGCACACGCGCACTCTTTCAAGCCACAACCGCCACCTTCCCCGGACTCGTCAAAAACGCCATGAACAAAGCGTTAATCGAGCGCTGGAAACAACTCGGACGCGCCGGCTACGACTGGTGGGAAAAAATCGTCACCGTCGAGCACTTTAACGACGTAAAAGAAATCACGTGGCTCATTTTCGGCACCATCGCCTCGCTGCCATCCGTCGCCGAAGGCGCAGAATACACCGAACTCAAAATCGGAGACGGCGCAGAAACATCCAAATTCACCAAATACGGCGGCTATGTCGGCGTCACGCTTGAAACACTCATGAACGACGACACCCGCAAGCTGCGCGCCATTCCACGCGAACTCGCCAACGCCGGCATCCGCAACATCTCGTCACTCGTCGCCGCGATTTTCACCGCCAACAGCGGCGTCGGTCCAACCCTCGCCGACACCGGCGCACTCTTCAACAACACTGCCGTCACAACAAAAGGCGGACACAAAAACCTGCTCACCACCGCGCTCGGCACCGACTACACCGCGTGGGATGCCGTCGCCACCGCGATGTACAACCAGCCCATGCTCGTCGCAAACGAGACCGGCTATTACGGCGTCGGCGCAAAAATGGCAATCAACCCGCGCTACTGCCTCGTGCCGCGCGCGCTTGCAGCACAGGCGCAAGCATTGTTCGTGCCGCGTTGGGCAACCGATGGCTACATGGGCGCAGCGCCCGGTTCAGGCACAATCAGTTACGGCGGCATCGTCGAGCCAATCACCGTGCCCGATTGGACCGACACCAACGACTGGGCGGCTGTCGCCGACCCCGCGCTCGTGCCCGGCATCATGATCGGCGAAGTCAACGGCTTGATTCCCGAAATCTTCATCGCCGGCGACCAAAACTCGCCCGCCATGTTCAGCAACGACGAATCCCGCCTGAAAATCCGACACTTTCTCGCCATCGGCGTCGCCGATTTCCGCCCACTCCACAAATCAAACGTGTAAAAATTTGGGGCATCCTAACGCGCTCGACCGCGCGGCAGGATGCCCCAATCACTCGAACAAACCATAATCGGAGGTTTTCTCATGCAACAAATCTATCTCGCCCTGCTGCTCGTGCTCATCTTCGGCACACTCGCAACCCTCATCGTCCCCCTGTGGAACGCGCGCCGCAGCGGCACACCCATCCGCAAACAACTCACGCGTGTGCTCAAACTCATACACACCGACCAAATCGGCGGCTACGTCCACGATACTGCCATGTCCTATTGGGTACCCCTCTCCAACATCACCACAACCGTAGGAACATGGGCAATCGCCGCCGCCTCTAACGTTTGGTCGCTCAACCACACCCCCGCCGACAACACCAGCGTCCTACACATCCCCTTGCGCCTGCCACAAAACAGCGTCGCCCAAAAAGGCAGTTACCTATCCAGCGTAGACATCTTCTACACCATCGGCACCGCCGACAGCGACGCCATCACACCCGTCATCCAAAAAATCACCGCCCCCGCACACGGCGGCGCAGTCCCAACCGTTTCCTCGCCCGCGTTCACCTACGACAGCAACCACGACACCGCTGCCAAACGCAAAGCCAACGGTGCCACCATGCACAAAATGACACTCTACCTCACAACCCCGCCATGGATGGACGACGACGACTACTACTACGTCGAACTCACCGTGGACGGCGCAGCCACATCCGTCGAAAAAATCTATGGTGTGCGCGCGAATTTCACCCTGCGCATCTAAAATGTCATTGCGAGCGCGACGCCCTTTGTCGCGCGTGGCAATCTCAAACCTATGCCCACAATCGAAATGGTCGCCGCGTTCCTCGCGGCGACCACACCCGACAAAATACTCGCCTGTCGCGAACTTTTCGACGGCGCGCTCGTCGTCGTCGTCAGTCCCGGACCCAAATTCACCTTCCTGCCCGAAGAAGTCGAAAACGCGCGCATCCTGCTCAACAAAATCGCGTTGGGGCAAAATCAAGCGGCAGCCACGCCCCCGGTTAGCCCCAACACACCAAGCGAAGCGAACGAATCTTTGGGGAACGTGCCGCCGGCGACCGCCGCGACCAGGAGCCCCAACAACATCGCCGCCCCATTGGGGACACCTGGGGCGCCGTCGGCGCGCCTCGAGCGCCCCAAACGTAAAAAAAAGGACAAAGCATAAAGGTTCATCCTTCATCCTTCATCCTTCATCCTTCAAATGTCCACACTCGCCCAACTCGAAGCCCGCGTCAGCGCACTCCTCTACGATCCCGCCAACACAAATTTCTCCATCGCCACCATTGACGAAGCGCTCAAACAAGCCCGCGACCTCTACACCGACGCCGCACCCCTCGCCATGGAAACCGTCATCACCGCACCCGGCAATGGTCGAGAAATCGCGCTGTCAGCACTCACCGACCTCATCAACGTTCACGACGTTTGGTTTCCGTACGACTCCACCGCCGCCGAAGTCTGGCCCCCCCAGCGCGTACGCGGCTTTCGCGTCTGGTGGGATGATGCCCAGCCCGTGCTCTTTTTACCCGATGTCATCGGCAGCCAGCCACAAACCGGCGACGAGCTCCGCATCTTTTACACCGTCCCCCACACCATCCAAAATCTCGACAGCGCCAGCATCACCAGCATCCCCGCGCATCACGAATCACACTTGTGCCGCGGCGCAGCCGGACTGTGCGCCCTCGCGCGTGCGGTAGATTTAAACGAGACCGCAACGAATATGGCAGTTTCCACACCCAACTACGCCGCGCTCGCCAACCTCTATCTCAACGACCCCTATTTCGGATTCATGCCCTTCCTCGACACCCTACGCGCACAATCCAACGTGCGCGGCGAGCCGTTCCTGTCAGGATGGCGCATGGACAAATGGGACGTGAGAGACAACAGATAAACCATGCCACGCCAATACGTTCGCCATCCCAAACGCGTCACCCGGCGCGGACTCAAATTCACCGACACCAAATTCGTGCGCGCAGCCAAAAACGCCGTCGGCACACAATTCGACATCATCCAACGCGTCGGCAATGCCATCATCGGCGGAAATTTTCTCGGCAACGCGCGCGGCGAATACGCCATAGACATCCAGCCCTCACGCGACGCAGACGAAGACGGCAACACCGAAGTCGCCAGCGGCAATTCCGCCATCGCCATCGGCAACGCTCTCCAATCCTCCGGCAATTCTGCCATCGCGCTCGGACTCGGCACCCGTGCCACCGGTAACAGCAGCATCAGCATTGGCGTTGGCGGCAGCGCAGACGGAAACAACAGCATCGCACTGGCTGGAGCCTCCGTCACCGCCGAGCGCGGCATTGGCATCGGCCATGGCGCACAGGTACGCATTCCCAACACCATCAACATCGCAGGCGCACCCATCATCCAATTCGCCTCAGGCGGAGTTCCCGCCGCCAACTGGCTCAGACAATTCAGCGGCAACGAGTTTTTCATCTACAGCGACCTCATCAGCCTTTACACCGTCGCCGATTACGAATTCGCCCTGCCTACCAGAACGCGCTTTTGGCTGCACGATTTCGGCATCGTCCTTCTCTACAACATTCCAACCGTCCAACCCTACATTCGCTTTGGCATCACCGGCGACCCAACTAAATTCCTGACCAGCACCCAAACCACCCGCCTCGACGCGGTCGGACGCTCTGAAATTTATTTTCCGCGCAGTGGCATCGCTGACGAATCATGCAGCACATTACTGGCAGGCGTCACCGTCGCCGCGACCGCAGCCCTCGCACCCAGCGCCCGGTTCTTTTGGCGCGGCGTGCTTGTAGAAGCAGACTAACATGGCAAAACAAATCTACTCCAACCTAAACGTCATGGAAGTCGGCGACAGCGCAGGCGGCGACCTCAGCGGCACCTATCCCAATCCCTCCGTCACCTGGGCGAACGGCTACACCCTTTACGATGCGCGCTATGCCCTCTCCAGTCACGGACACGCGCACACCGATCTATCCGGCGTCACCAGCGATCAGCATCATGCAAAATCACACACGCACAACGGGGATGGGTCGGGGACAGTCGCGCACGCATCCTTATCCAATCTCACCAGCGACGACCACAGCATTTACGCATTGCTCACCGGACGCTCCGGCGGACAAACCCTAATCGGCGGAACAGGCGCGGGCGAGAATTTGAGTCTGCGTTCGACGGCGCACGCAACCAAAGGCAAAATCTTTTTTGGTGCGGGTTCAGCGTTTGACGAGGCGAACGGGCGGCTGGGCATTGGCACAACTGCGCCGGAGTATCGTTTGGACATCAACGGATATGGCGCGGGGATAACTGGGCAGGGCACGCCAACAGCGGGCATTGCGGATAATGCGAACGGGATCGTTGGCGTGCAGATGTATAACGCGTCGAACGGGAGCGCGGCAGAGTATCGGTTTTTGGTGGCGGATGACGCCAAGGACCAATATATTGCGTTCTCGATGCCGAGCACGGGGAACACAGCGACATTGTTCGGTCAGCCGCGCAGCGCGATTGCAACGGTGTTTGTCAACAGCGTCGGCGCAGGAGTGGATCGCATTCTGGCGATTGGCACGGTGCACGCGGCAGATTTACTGCTCGGGACGGCGAACGCGGAGCGGCTTCGCATCAAGTCGAACGGCGTGATTGCGGTGGCGGACGGCGGCGGGCTGGAATTTGGCGCGTCGTCCGGCTCCAAGATTGGCACGGCGGCAAGTCAAAAACTCGCGTTCTATGGCGCTACGCCCGTTGTGCAGCCGGCTGCTTACACACAGACCTATGCCACAGCAACGAAAACGCACGCAACGCCGACCGCGCAAACGCTGACTAACTCGTTCGGGACGGGGAATTTGACGATACAGGATCCGGGCACAACGTATAGCCAAACGATTCTGCAAAACAATTTCCGCGACTGCACGAATCAAATTAACAACCTGATTGCAGATCATCAGAATTTGGCGCAAGTGGTAAACGCGCTGATTGATGACCTGCAAGCGCTCGGACTGTTGGCATAA